CTGTCGGTGAATAGCGCACCTCTGGATCTGCCCCCAAGTTGCCAATGATGTGGCATTTATTCAAACTTGCCATGTTCATCTCTCTTTCTGTTGTTAAGATTCTCAATTGCGTTCAGTCGTGCGTGTTCAGTCCTTGTCATCAGAACAAGGTTATCGGGTGCGTTGTTCTGGCGATTGTGATCAATGTGATGAACACACTCGTTTGCGCTTAAACGACGTCCGATAATCCCTTCCATAGTTACAACATGCACAGACCTGCCCTTATGCTCGCCTCGCGTATATTCCAAATAGCCGTTTGGTTTTTTGGAAATCCCTTTTGCATTTAACTCAGCGCTTTTTAACTTTCCCAATGAAATATTTTTTTTCCAGTTATCGGTAATAACTCGTTTTTTCCCTTTCATTCCAGTGCCAAGCCTACCCTCTGCTGCTGCGCAAAGAATGCCTTCACGCGGCGACCGAAGAACTCCAGCTTTCTTAATTGAGTAACGGACAGTAGAGCGACAAATCCCAGTCTTATCGCTAATCTGAGGAATGCTCATTTTTTGGTTTACGTACAAGTCAATTATGTCCATGCTTTAAACAATGTAGTTAAAAACGTATTATACAACCAAAATTACCTTATTTACCGAGGCCATTATTTAATTCCTTTCAGCTTTTCAATGAGGCTATCAACCTCGGACAAGAACAAAGTTACTGCGGCTTCAACTTCCTTGATTTCTTCTGGTGTTGGGGTGTAGCGAACACAAAAGAAAGCCAGATCGTCGGGCATTCTGGAGTCGTAACTTACAAAGTCGCACCACTTGCGGCCAGTGCAGGCAATCTGCCAAAGCATCTGAGGCTTGTACTTTGCAGGGGGGACCCCGGCCAAAAGGTAGTTGATGTGCGTGGCGGTGTTAGGGTTCTTGATCTCCAAACATCCATCCTCACCGATAAGGCCATCAGGACTAGCCCCGGCCCATTGAATTGACGGGTGCGGTATAAACCCACAGGTATCAACTGAAACGCCCTGACGCAGCTCGTATTCAGTACGGGCTAGGGGTTCCTCTTCGGTTCCCCGTTGCATCGCTGCATTCGTAAAGGTTTCCTCTGCCTTTCCGGTCAATCGCTGGGCAACTAGCTCGGCCTTGTAGTTGGCACGGCTGGCGGCCTCTCCTGCCTTAACCGTAGCTAGTACATCAGCAAGGCGCGAAGCAGTCACACAGCCGATGCGTTCAGCCTTCCATTCGTCTGTGCCTTGTTCAACCATTTGCGGCCTCCAGCGTCTTTTTCTTGGCGTCCTTGGCCTTAATGAATACCTTCGATGCGGCTACGTCATTAACCAGCTTTGCAGCCTCGTAAGCGGCTTCAAAATTGGTCTTGAGTTCAGGGAGCGTGGTGGATGCGTGAATCTTGGCTAACCAATCTCCTACCGGGAATTCTTCTTTCTCAGCGTGGCGCGATTCTTCATCCTCGCCGGTTTCCAGATCAAGAAGCTTTAGGATGGCGTACTTCTTTGCATAACTAAGTGCCTTGCCGGGTGCCTTGTCCTGATTGTCGTTAGCGTGTGCCTCAATCCGAACGGTAAAGGCGTCCTGCGGGTCTTCGATATTCACAAACCGAAAGTCGTAGGTGGCTTCATAGCGAATCACGTTTGACACCGCGCCATCTTTGTTTGTGGTAGGGGAAACGCGGGATTCGACCAAGGACGGTACGCAGACAATCCCATGCTCTACTAAATGTTTTCGGACAATGCCGGTTACTTCGTCATGGGTTACAGCCTTGTAAGAACCGCTCTGACCTGTTGAGACAGACTTGTTCTTCTGGATGTAATCGACTTCCTTGCGTACTGCGTTGATGCGTTGATAGATGTTCATGCACATTCTCCGTTTTAAGATTAATTCCCCAGCTTCGGGCGGTTACTTCATGGGGGCGGAACCGGATTAGGCTTGCGGTCTTTTCCCACGGCATTTGTTCGCCAAGCATGGGTTGTGGGTTGTGGTAATAGTCGATTACCTCATCCTGATAACTCATGGCTGATCTAACTTTGTGGTCGTTATCTGTCATATTCAGATAAAGGTCAAAGTTAATCAGATCGTCACTAAACTCGTTCGCCATATGCCTTTTGTCCTGTCTCTTTTGACCACCACCAGCCCAAGTCCTCATCCATTTCACAGATCAATACGCTAATGGTCTGTGCATACTCTTGCAGGGCTTCGTACAGCTTTGCTAGTTCGATTGTGTATCTGTTGGCAGTAATGATTACATCTAGCCCGACAAATGCTCTCAGGTCTTTGGTAGGACGGTATTCAAGGTTTATGTATTTCCATTCCTGCAAAATCTTAGGCTGCTTGAATGCCGCGTCAAAGTTGATAAACACGGTTTCCGGCTTCTTGCCTGTCATGCGTAGGCGGATTAGTTGGTCTATGCCTTTCATACTGCCCCCGCGAAGTAGGATTGACCGGGCGGAGAACTATCTTCTTTAACCCAGTCAGCATTAAAGGATTGCCACCCTTTCTCACAACACCGCTGGATTGCCTTAGATACAGACCAGCCAGCCTTTTGAGATTCTCTGATTATTGCCTTTACTGCCGTTTCTGTAAGAGGAGCTTTCTTTGCCTTCCTGACTTTCATAAAGTCATCAATCAAAGGTTGCTCTACTCCTAGAGACAATAAATGAGCCGAAGGCGAATATCTGTCTTTGTTTTTCTCTTCTCTCCTCTCCTCTGTGTTGCATTCTGCTAGCACGTTGCTAGCGTCTTGCACCGGCTCAATAAATCCGTATTGAATCAGAGGTTTAAAATCTGGCGTCTTGTTCAGGTAGGCAAAACGCTTGACGTACTCAGGTTCCCCGTTGAAGGTTCCATCATTGGCACTGTTGCGCGATGCTAGCAACATGCAAGCAATGAGCAACGCCCTAGATGCGTCATCAGTCATTACCCATGCTTCAGACGTAAGCAGAGAGTTGTGGAGCTTAATCCACGGCGGTAGTCGGTCTTTGTAATGCTGGAACTCTGTCCAGTTCTTTATGCGGTATTGCATGTCAGTCCTTTTGGCGCTGGCCTATCCGGGTGGAAATTCCGGCAGGTCACGCCCATTGCAGGCAGAAACGGTCAAGATAGACCAGCCCAAAAGAACCGACTTCTTGACCTGCTATGCGCTTTCCACGGCGCGAATTAATCATAGCACTACTCCGGCTTCCCGTAAATATCAAAATAACTCACACGATCCCCATATACTGAGAGTATCTTCCGTGCAACTGGTGCGCGAGGGGTTCGCAGCTCGTACATATAAGAACGGGCAGTGAATTTACTAACGCCGATTGCGTCTGCAAAAGCCTGAATGCCTACTGTTTTAATGAGTTCATTTAGTTTCATACGTTCAGTATATCGCTAGTCGGTTAGGGATTGCAATTGTATTTTGCTATTGCAGTCAATTTGTCGATAGTTATAAATCACTATGCAGCGAATACAGATTGTATTATAGTTCAATCACTGGATCACACAACACACGGAGAGAGATATGTCACTGGTAAAAGACACACTAGATATTGAAGCACTGGCATATGCTTTTGGCGCATTGAGCGAAGCCCAGAAAGACCACGATAAAGCAAGGGACGCTTATGATGGTTATAGCTGGGATTACTTCGGGCACCGTTATATAGAAGCGATTGAGCGCGCATCAACGGTGTTTAGCGAGGTCTTGGCAAGATCATTGACAAGCGCGTTGAAGAAGCTCTTAAAGCTTTCTGGATTCTTTTCTATAGCCTGTTTGAGTGTAGCCTCATCGCCAGTCTGAAGGTACTTGTTTATCAGTTCCTTAGCCTGATAGTTAGTTCTAGCCTGTTCTTGCTTTCGCTTTGCCTCGTTCTCATAAATCTTCTGGGCGCTTCTGGAAAGATCCTTAGGCTCTCCGAGAAGACTCGATAATACAGGAAGGTTAGTAGTCTCGGGGTTTTCCCCAAATATGGTAGCATCAGTAAACTGTAAACCTTGGGTAGCTACTCCGGCTCCTAATCCTTTTAGTACAAAGTCAATCTTAGCAGGAGAAATACCTACTTTGCTGCCAATCCACTTAGAAGTCTCAGTGGTCTTTGCATCAAACTGAAGCTCCGGTGGCAAGTCGGTTTTATATGGTGAAACGATGTTACGCTTCCTGAAGGTATCGTAGTTGCTCTGTACCTGAAGTGGTACTGAAAAGGCCGTAGGGATCACATCACCGATGCCCTGGACAGGAGACAGGCTGGTAAGCAGGCTCTTTGACATTTCGCCAAAGCCCTGTTGGTCTGCACCACGGACATAGCCCATAAAATTTTCTACAGGATTACCAAATATGCGGCCTACTTCTCCTTTAGGAAT